CCGCGTCCGTGTAGGCGCTCATTCGCCGTCCTCCCGGTCGTAGCCGTCCGCCGTGCAACCCATCTGCCCGCACGAACCGCAGTAAGCCTCCCGTGCGAGTGGCGCGACGTCCTCCGGATCGAACGTGAACCGAGAATCATCGCCGACCATGACGCAGACCACTCGGCCCGTGCGGACTTCTTCCGGTTCCTCGTCGTATACCCACTCGCCTGCGTCGTCGTCGTACCACTCGCAGGGTCCCGGTTCGGTTTCCCATCCCATCACGTACCAAGCGACCCCCCCGTGCCCGCGTACTGTGTACGCGTCCGCCGGGAATGTCTCGTCGTCCGTCTCGTAGGCCGGTCGTTTCGTTCGCATCTCGGTTCGTCCTCTCGATCGTTCCGGGCGGGCACCATTGCTCGCCGGGCCGGGGCGGATCGCCGTCCGCCCTAGTCGCCTCACTAGTGCCCACCATCGCACGGCGGGCACCGATCAGACGGCTAGGACGCGGCGCGGACGCGTTCCCGTTCCGCGTGCGTCCACAGCATGCGCTCGCCGTGCGCGAGTCCGTCCCGGATGCGCTCGCCGTTGTAGACGACGACGCGGTCCGCCGTGGCGTGACACTCGGACATCGCCGAGTCCGGACGGCGGACGTAGAGGCGGTCAATCTTGAGTGCGACGCAGACCCGCAGAGCGAAGTCCGCCCACGACGCGCACTCGCCAGCACTCGCACGCGCCTTGTCCAGCGCACGGCGGACGGTCCGGAATGTCTCGGACATCGCCTTGACGTCCGATTCCCGCACGCGATGCTTTGCGAACTCGAACTCCCACCCGTAGAGATCGCCCGGTTTCTCGATCTCGCCTTGTGCGGTTACGCGGAAGTCCTCTAGATCGAGTCCGTAGGGCTTCCGCATGCGGTACGCGTCGAAGCCACCCGCGTAGCTGAATGATACGCCGTCCTCGTCGCGTTCGTAGTCCGCCGCGTTCCCAAACGCCAAAACCGGGTGGCAGAATCCGTGCTCCCGGTCGATCCGTAGCCATGCGGCGCGGATGCGCGTTTTCGTCTCTGTCGTCTCGTCGGTCATGTCGGTTCGTCCTCTCAGTTTCGGGCGGGCACCATTGCCCACGCGATCGCCAGCACTCGCCGAGTGTAGCGACCCGTACCCACCCGGCGACCCCGGGCGGGCACGGATAGCGCACTCACTCACGGATCAAGGTTTCGGGGATCGCCTGCTTACCCGTTCCGACCGTCCGAAACGTGGCATGCGTCGCCGTCTCGATCGTCCGCCCGGTCCCGGACTGATAGAACCGGTCGGCTTTCCACGGGTTGAATGAGACACGGACCGGGGTCGCCGTCCCGGGGTCGCTACAGGGACATCGCGCGCAGTCGCAGACCGTCCCCTCTGCCCACGCGACGACCTTCCGCCGTCCCAGGCGACGCATGCGCGCTAGGGACGCGTCCGAGACGACGAACCGGACATCCGTGAGGCAGACACTCGCCGGGGTCGCGACGACGCGTCCCTTGACGGTTACGCTGTATCCGCCTCGGTGTAGGTTCCAGTGGACGCGGACGCGCGCCTCAGACATCGGACTGCTCGTAGGTTTGCGTGATGCGTGTCGCGCGGGTTTCGGCAATGGCTGCCGTGCGACCGTAGACCGTCGCGACAAGATCGCCCGTCCGCGTATCGTGGAGTTCGACGAAGAACGCGTCGTCACGGTCCTTGCTGAATTGACGGTATGTCTTGCCGATCCGGAGGCGGTTCATCGAACCACCCGCGTGACGGGCTTGCGGTCCCGGTCAATCGAGAAATGGACGTGCATCGCCTCGCGCACGTCCTCGCCGTCCGCCGTCCGGAACTGCTCATCTCGGAACGGGTTGTAGGTGACGAACGTGCCCGCATGCCCGCCGTCACAGCCGCACGGCGTACCCTCTACCCAGGCATGCACCCACCGTCCGCGCTTCTTCCGACACATCTCGCGACCCGCGTCCGAGACAATGAAGCGCGCATCTCGCAGACAGACGGCGGACGCGTACCGATACGCTCCCGGACGCGTGGGAAGGGTCCGGACAACAAAGTCCTTGCGGGTCAGGTTCCAGTGGACGCGGACGCGGCTCATGCCCACGCGTCCCACGTCACGGCGTACCCGCAACGCTCTGCCTCTAGCCCGTGACGGTCGCAGCAACGCGCTACGATCGTTCCCTTGGTTGCGGTCGCTGTCGCGTCCTGTCGGCAGAACTGTCCGGCGCGGTCCGCCTCGCAACGCTCTGTCGCCTCACAGAGCGCGGGTTCCTTGGTGTCGGTTGTCATGTCGGTTCGTCCTCTCGGTGCCGATCCGCGTGAGTGCGGACGGATCGCGGACCCTTCGCCGGGGTCGCGATGGCTGTCTGACTACCTGATTTTTAGAATCGGTGTCAATGGAGTAGCGGAATGGCGCGAGATTGCTCAGGGCAAGAGAATCGAACGAACGCTCGATCACGTCCAGATCGTTGTAGTTTATACAATTGCCGGCGGTCTGTCTGGTCCGTCTCTACGCGCACGCGAACCGGGGACCCCTGCCACCCGGGTAGCGACCGCGCGACCCCTGACAGACACAAGAACCGGGTCCCTTGCCACCCACCCCACGGACATCGCAGGGAAGACGGTCTGAGTGTCGATCAGACGGCGGGGGATGGGCGGGGCTGCCCCCCGTCAGAGCGACCATGGACAAGACCGGCGGACCCCGATCGCCCATGGCTCGCCCCTCGCCCCGGAATGTACCTGAGACGGACTTTTCATCGAGCTACCGACCGTCCTGCCGCAGGTCCAAGGCGGCGAGGCGCTGCCGCGAGCACCAACCCGCCGTCAGGGTGCCGAATCAGCCGTCTAGCAGCGTGCGGCGCGACGATCTGCCCGAATCCGCGCCGAATCGACCGATTTCGCAGCGAATCCGCGACTTTCGAGGCAAAACCGCGCGATTTCGATGCGAAAGAGGCGGAAACGCACGAAAATCGCGTGTTTTCGTCGTTTTTCGGGTCCCCCACTCACGATCCTGGGTGAAAGGGGGAGTTGTGAGGGGGAAAGAGGGGTTTTCCCCCTCACGTTGTCTCGGATTCGAGGCGGTTCGGCTAGCGTTCGGTCTGGCGGACGGAGCACGGAGGCCAAGCTCGCGTGGGTCCCTCCCCGCGCTCGGGGTCCCTATCCTGGTCCCCCCCTACCCCCCCTGTCCTTCCCCTGGTGAGAATGGTTCCTGGGAAGTGGGTGAGTCGGTCGTAACGTGTCGCGGCCCGTCCGCAGCCGGTGAGGGGGACACGGGGACGGGGCAGCGCGGTCCCGATCGCCCACGCGCGTCATCTGCCTCGCTGCCTCAACGGATCGCAGCGGACTGTACGCGCGACGCCGTCCGGTGTCGGACACCGGCACCCTCAGAGGGGTGCTCCTACACCCGGGGGGATGGGCGCTTCAAGGGGGGTGGAACCCGTGTGCCGTGCTCGGCGAGCGCTAGGGCGAGGATGCGCCGGAGGAGATTCGGCAGCGTCCGCCCCTCGGTGTGTGCCTGCGCCTGGAGATGCGTGCCCTGCGCCCGGGTGAGCAGCACGTTCACGCGGTGGGTGAAGCGCTCGGGGGCGGGCGGCCGGCGTCGGCTCATCAGCGCGCCTCGTCGAGCGTCTTGAAGGCGGCGATCCAGCCGCCGACGAAGCCCATCGCGATCCCGGCGTCCGTGGTGCTGTAGAGCGGGTCGCCCGTGACCGGCCCCACGAAGAAGTAGACCGTGTCGTCCTCGGCCATCGCGCGGAGCAGGAAGGGCGCGATGGGGACACGCGCCACGGCGGCGAGAATCGCGCGTTGGTCCTCGGTCGTCATCGCGCCTCGTCGAGCACGCGGCGCATTTCGCGGAAGATGGCGGCTTCGCCGGGGGTGAAGGTGTTGCGCGCCTTGTAGTCGATGAAGATCAAGTAGCCGAGGCCGACGATTTCGACGAGGCCGAAGACCAGGAGGGCGGCGAGGATGATGGTCATGGGGGGGGTATACACGGGCATGCGGGGTGCGCGCTAGACGTCGTCCCCCTGCCCTGCGTACAGTCCGCCTCGACATGGCGACCTGGACCGGAGTCGTGATTGGGTGGATTGTCGTGTGCTCGACGGCGGTGTTTCCGGACCCGCGCTGGGGGAATCCGCCGATCACGCTCTTTCCGACGCAGGCGGCGTGCATCGCGGCGAATCAGTGGGCGACGGCGTGGATTGCGGACCTGGCGCGGCGCGACCCACGGCCGCAAGACAAGAACGAGCACTTGACGTGCTGGTGCGACCACGTCACGCCGGCCAAGTGAGTGCGCGGCAGAAAGAAAAGGGGGAGACATGAAGAATCGACTGATGCTTGCGGCGGGCTGCGCCGTCCTCTGGGCCGTCCCGGCGGGGGCGTGGGTGCAGCACCGCGCCTACACGACGCACAGCGGGACCTACGTCGCCCCGCACATGCAGACCGCGCCGAACGGGACGCGGCTGGACAACTGGAGCACGCGGGGGAACGCGAACCCGTTGACGGGGCGACGGGGGACGGAACCGGCGTATCCGATGCCCCACTTGCGTTCGGACGGGACTTACCGGTAGAGTCCGGGCTGTCGGTTCGGTCCTGCCTTTGATCGGTCAGGAACACGCGCCCCGGGGGTCGCCGCCCTCGGGGCGTTTGTGTGTCTAGGGTTCAGCCTGTCTCCCGCACGGTGATCCGCACGGTGGACCCCGTGACCGTGATGAAAAGCCCCGTGACCCCACGCTGCTCGTCCACTTCCGTTTCGATCTGCACGGTGCCGCCCATGTGGTCGGGCCACGGCGCGAGCGCCATGACGAGCGCCCCGTAGACGAACTGTTCGATCGCACTCATTCTGAGCGTCCCTTCAATCGCCGCTTCTCGACGGCGATCTCGCGTTCCAGGCGGTCGATCTCCCGCTGGAGGATCGGCCCGGCGCGGGCGACGTCGGCCTCGGCGGCGCGGATGGCGTCCTGGATGGCGCGGCGGGTGCGCCGGGTGGCGCGGGACCGCCACCAGCCGGCGAGCCAGCCGAGGATCGCGCCGAGAACGACGCTGCCGCCGAGGAACCGCCAGTCCCAGTTGTTCCACATCGGGTCAGTCCTCCGTGTCGTCGGGCACCGTGACGAACTCCATCGTAAACGTGGTGAGCGGGCGGTTTGGCTTCCCGTCCGCGCGCAGTGGGCGCGCGCGCGGCACGGTGCCGTAGCACTGGTACGCCGCCGCGACGGTCGGGAAGTGGAACGCGTCGGCGAGATGCGCCGTGAAGGTCGCCTCGCCGCCGCCGTCGTGGGCCTCGGGATCGAAGGCTGCTAGGTACTGCCCGACCGGCCCGTCACCCGTCGCCGCGAGTCCGAGGCACTTGAGCACGCACGCCATGGTCATCCTCCGTCAGTCGATCGAGCGTCCAGTGGCGGGTGGCGCAGTACGCCGTGAGCCACGCGAGCGAGTGGTCACGCCGGACGAGGACCCACTTGAGCACGGGGCAGGTATCGACGACGAGGCCGTCCGCCACCTTCACCGCGCAGACGAACGTCGGCGCAACGACCCGGAACCACGCCACCCCCGCCGGGGTAGCACAGACCCCCTAGGCAGCGCGAGGGGGTTTTGCTAGATCGCGCGCATGGGCGATCCGTGGCGGCACGCGCTCTGCACCGGGTGCTACGCCGAGGCGCAGCCGGGCCGGCGACCGCATCTTGTCGTCGGCGCACCCGCCGAGACGTGTTGCGGCTGCGGCGGCGACGCCGACCCGCCGGTCTACTACCGCGCGCCGCCGGGGGACTTCGCGTGCAACGGGACGCACGTCCCCGAGATGGACGACGCGTCGTGAGAGGAGAAGGCTAGTGCCTAGTGTCAGCGATAAGCAGAGGCGCTTTTTCGGCGCAGAACTCGGGCGCAAGCGCGCCGGGCAGGCCACCGATACGAACATGTCGGAGTCGCAGTTGGAGGACTTCGCGAAAGCGGTGACGACGCCGAACGCGCCGAAGGCGCGTCCGCTCCCGATGCGGAAGGGACCGCCGCCGAAGAAGAATGCGCCGCTCTCCAGCCGGAACCCGACCCCGATGCCCGATCGCGGCACGAAGGAACCCTGGGAACACTGAGGCGCGCGACCCGGACCGACAATGGCGGCGACTACCGCGGCGCGAGCGGGCGACCGCCGTGATAGCGTTCGGCGAGTTCGCGGTTCACGGCGATGTTCTGCTGGATCGCCAACTCGAACCGGCTCGCTTGCTTGTCGAGTCCGGCGATGAAGTTGTTTCCCATCTGCTCGACGACCGTCGTGCGTGCCTCTTCCTGCGTTTCGATCACACTGAGCGCCTTGTCGAGCCGCGTGAGCACGAACCAGAGTAACACCAAGGCAAAGACAGTCGGGATGCCGACTTGTGTCGTGAGTTGCACGACCGGCGCGAGCCAGCCTGGGAGAGGGGCGCTCGGTCCCCCGAATTGCGGCGGCGACGGTCCCGGGGCCATCGACATCGGGCGCGAGGCTATCACGCCCCCCCCGCTCCCTGCTATCGTGCCGCCGCCGTGGACGATCTCGGCGACATGCTTGGTGTCCTGCGACGGCGGCGACGGTGGTCGATTCGCACGCTCGCGCGGCGCAGCGGGGTCCCGGCTGTTTCTATCGCGCGCTGGGAAGCCGGGGACGGCGCATTCGATGCCGACAGCGGCGGACGGCTCATCCGGACGCTCGCCCGGCAGGACCCCGCCCTCTACGCGATGGCGCTGCTCTGCTGCGCGACCTTCCATGCCGAGATCGACGAACGGGAATCGCTCTGCCGGCTCGCGCATGCCGACGTCGCCGGGTGTGCGTGATCCGCATCTGATCCGCATGGAGGCGCTGCGGCGCGAGCGCCGTCCGTGCGAGGTGTGCCTCGCCGAGAACCCGGCGACTGCGCCGCACGGCTACCACTGGAAGCACGCGGGGGTGGAGCGTCGCCCGCGCGACTGGCGGACGCGCGGGCGGGCGTATCACCATCCGAATCCGCTGCGGACCGCGTTCATTCTGTGGCGGTGCGACAAGCACGCCACGGTCAGTCAGGTGCCGGTGAATCCGAAAGAGGGGCTGGGTGGTGGTATCTATCGCTGACGAGGCGCGGCCCGTCTGGTTCGCGTTCACGGAACTGTTCGCGTTCTGCGATCTCCACACGACGCGCTGGCGGCAGCGGCAAGAGACGTGGATGAGCACGCGTACCCTCGATGTGTGGGTGATGCCGCAGTTCTACGACCGCCAAGGCTTCCCGATCCCGGCGGAAGCGGACGAGACGAGCACGGAACCCGGCTGGATGATGCCGACGCTCCAGTGGGCGAAGCTCAAAGAGGACCAGGAGTACAGCCGCGTGGCGTGGGACGATCTCCCCGATGGCTCGTACCTCTCGACGGTGTGGCTGGGACTCGATCACAATCACGGATGCGGACCGCCGCTCATTTTCGAGACGATGCGGTTTCATGGCGACGTGTCGGAATCGCAGTGGACGATGGGGGGGCGCGTGTCCACGTTCGCGTACCACAAAAGCCTGGACTTCCCCGACATCTTCGACCCGGACGGCGAGACGACGGACCAACTCCGCTACATGACCGAGGAAGAAGCCCTGGCGGCGCACCATGAGATCGTGCGGCGCATCGTGCTGCGGGAGGGACACTAAGATGCCGAACGGCGACGACGAGTGGGCGCGGCGTTACCCGTTGCCCCGTGAGCGCATGGTGCCCATCGCGGCGCTCCAGGAGCTACGGGACGCGGCGGCGGCGTTTCTCGCGGCGGCGGACATCGAGTACGATCTTGACGATCCGACGTCGCCGCTGCACGCGACCGCCGATCGGTTAGAGGACGTCTTGCTGCGTGTGCGCCGCGAGATCGGTGACTAGAACCGCTCGTCGTCGAACTGCGTCCGCTCGACCTCGCCGACGCTCGCCTCCAACGCGCGGCGGACGCGTTCGGGATCGAGCAGGGCCGCGACTTGATTGAGGCCGCGCAGCCAGCCTTGCCGATACGCGAACGCGGCGAGATCGGACGGCTCGCCGACTGGATACGTCGCGAGCTTCTTCAAGAGTTCGTCCTCGACGAGCTTTGCCGCGCCGCGTACCAGCGTGACGACGACGTCGAGATCGCCGGACTGCGCCATCCGGCGCAGCGTCTGTTCGATGTAGCTCGTCGAGGCGGACGCCATCAGCGCAGCCCGAACGCGACGCGGAACGCCTGCGGATCGACCATGTTCTTCGCCTCGCCGATCTCGTCCCCGATGCTGCGCCCCAAGTCCTGGGTCCCGATCGTGGGATCGTCTTTCGTCGGCTGCGCCGCTTCCCGCGCTTCGTGTTCGTGGATGATCGCGAGATGCGGCGACAAGCTCGGTCCCTCGTCCCCGTAGAGATCACCCTTCTCATCGACGTGGGCGTTCCCGGCGGCGATCGCTTGGTCGATCTCGTCGTTCGCCATCTTGGCGTGCTGCGCCAGTTCGTCGTCGGGGACGGAGGCGAGCGCGTCCGTCTCGCCCTCGCGGCCCGGGGCGGTCCGGATACGGTCGAGCAGATCGGAATACCTGCCCCGCATGTCGTCGGCTCGCGCGTCAGACGCGGCGGTCCGGTCCGCCGTGACGCGTCCGCGCCCGAGGGTTTTGAGACTCTGCTGTTCGGCGAGCCGATCGAGTTCGAGCGCGATCGGATTCGTGCCGGGTTCCCGCCGCGTGAACGCGCGCTCTGGCATCACCGTCCCCCCAGGTTGAACGACCGGAGAAAGGCGAGGTAGTCCGGATTGACCGCCGCTTCGGTCGTCGGCGGTCCAGGGAACATCCACGGCGGGACGTCCGAACCGACCGCATTCGGATCAGCCCCGTATCCTTGCTGGAGTTGTCCGAGAAGCTGCTCCGGATTGATGTACTCGAACCGGCGGTCCTCGATGTTCTTGCTGATCGGGCCAGGGGACCAGCGCATCACATCCCCGTCGAGGACCCGTTCCCGCTGTAGGGGTTCGGCTGCATCGGGAACCCGTCCGACGTCTGCGTCGGCTCGATGTTGCCGGCGGGAATGAGGTTCCCCTGCTGCGCCTGGTTTGAGACTTGATCGTCCGACTGCACCGACATCTGCGGCATCCCCGCGCCGGGCTGCATGTAGTCCTGGAGATTCCGAATCCCCATCGTCTGGAGGAAGCGCGCGAAGACAGCGATCCAGTTGACGCCCTGGAGGGCCGGCGTGGTGAGGCCGGTTTGCGTGCCGGTCTGGAACAGTTCGCGCCAAATCTGCTGCTCGGCTTGCTTGTCGGTCGGGATACCCGTCTCCAGGATCGGATACGTGAACGAGCCTTGGAGCAGATGCGGGTCGATCTGCGCCGACTGCTGTCCGAGGATCGACGCGAGCGCCTGCTGCACGCGAATGTTGATCGAGGACGTCATGAAGACTTGCGTGTTCCGCGACATCTGATGCGCCCACGGACGCAGTCCCTGGCAGACGATCAGTTCCGCGAGCATCTTCATCCGTCCGGACGACAACTGGAGTTGCCCCTGGACTTCCGTCGCCGCGCGCCGGCCCGTGTTCGACAACCCCATGAGCAGACGCGACGCGCCCGTCACTTCCTCGCCGATGTCGCGGACGACTTGGCTGTCCTGGTGATGCGACGCCGTCACGTCCACGACGGGCAGCGGAAAGACGGCTTTGTCGATTGATTGCGAATTTTGGGCTGCGCGCGTGAGACGGAGGAGCTTCCCGGGGCGCGGATCGAGCAGATCGCTTTCCTCGATCATGGAGGGATCGACGACGAGTTCGTTGTTGAGCGTCTTTCGCACCGCCTGCATGCGCGCGTTGAATAGCCAGGAGAGATGGTACTGGAGGCCGCGCGTGGTTTCTATTATTCCGACATTGCTCGGTGAATAGACGTCGTAGTTCGGTTCGATGATCTCGAAAGGAAATCTGCGGCCCGGGAGATTCGCCGGCTCGGCGCGGATGCACCGCGACCGGTTCGCGAGCGTGAAGACCCACAGACGCGGGGCCTGCGACATCGTCTGCGGGGCAAACGGCAGGAGTTGGAGCTTCTGCATCTGCTCGGGGGCGAGCCACACCCAGCCCTCGTCGATCCGCACGTAGGCCTTTCTCTCCTCGCTGCGTCGCCGGTCATCCGAGTACGGTGTCTCCATGCCGACCAAGCGGGGAATCTCCGAGTTCGCCTCGAACCCGCCCGTGTAGCGCCCGCCGTCGCCGACGCGATCGCCGCCCGCGCCGAGGCCACGCGGGATGTTCTTCACGCCGACATAGACGCCTTCCTGTTCCCGCACCAGCATCTCCGTCCACGAACGCCGCGTCTGGTGGAACACGAACTCGCCGCGCTGGAACTCGGACATCGGACGTCCGGGATCGGGGAACCAGTCGAACGGCGAGCAGTTCATCGCCTCGTTGCCTTCGTAGGCGGTGACGTCCTCTTCCTGGAGGTGGTCGATCTGCTGCCCGGTCATCGGGTCGGTCGAGAACGTGCGGATCAAGTCCACCCATTCGCGCACCGTGTAGAGGTTCTTGATGATGCCGACCCCGTAGCGCCACGCATCCAGCAACCACTGGTACATGATGAGCGTGCCCGGCGGATTCATTTGCTCCATTTGATAATGGAGGACCGACTCCATGTAGCCGGCGGGCGTCACGTCCATCGGCCCGTCCCCGCGCACGGGAATGATCGGGGTCCGCTCGCAGAGAATCGACATGAAGAACGCGAGGATCGACTGCATCGTCGCGTAGGAGTACGGGATGACGATCTTCTCGACGCCCTCGGTCAGCCCGTCCTTCCGCGTCTTTTCGTCCTGCTCGTCTGGCACCCGGTACGCGCGGTAGAGCTTTTCCGCTTCCCGCCAGCGTCCGTGCCGCTTCCCCCAGTGATCTTCTGCCGCGTCGATGCGACGGCGCAGAAACGGGACGACGGCTTGCTGGAGCGGACTCTGATCGTCCAGCAAGGCTTGCCGCATCGGCTGGAGCATCATCGCGCCGCCCTCCCCACTAGATTGCGAACCGCCAGTCGGGGAGCTTCTTCCCGGCGAACTTCTGCGCTGCCGGGTCCGTGCCGAAGCCCATCGTGACGGCGGTGATTGGGTAGCGGCCCGCATCGACGACATTGTCGTAGAAGCCGTCTTTCGCGGGCTCGTCCTTCTTCTGATCCATGTGGTAGCCGCCGGCGAAGGCGCGGCGGGACAGACGGCAGGACTCGTCGATCTGGAGGAGCCGCTGCCCGTCCGCTTCCGTGCGGAGGAGCCCGCGCATGCGCTCGATCGTGAAGTGAACGCTGTACTTCCGCGCGTAGGTCTGAATCTGGAACTCGTTTCGGAGGATCGACGCGCTCGTCGGCGCGCGGTCGTTCTTGTACGTGCCCGCGATGTCGCAGTAGTCCTCCCACTCGGTCGTGTCGGGGAACCAGAGCTTGGAGAGTCGCAGCACCTCGGTCGCGAACGTCCGGAGATCGACGTTCGTCCCCAAGAGTTCGCGGAGCCAGAAGATGTGCCCGCCGGGGTGGTGCTGGAGCCAGATGCACGCGGGGTGGACGTAGCCGAAGTCCCAGCCCCGGATGACCTTCAACTCCGGTTCGATCGCGAGCGTGCCGACGTGAATCTCGGGGTGGAAGTCCTCGAACACCGGCTGGCCTTCCGAGAGGAAGCCCCAGCGTCCGTAGAGGAACTTTTCCTTCCACGCCGGGGGGTACTGTTCGAGTTCATGGAGGTAGTCGGGCGTCAGGTTGTCCGCGTTGTCGTAGGTGCTGGAGTGGAACACCCGCTTGTCGTCGCTCGGACGCTCGACGAACCAGCGATACAACCAGTGGTCCTCGTCCGGCGGGTTCGTCGCGAGGCAGATGCGGCGCGGGCCGACCTTGCCGCGCATGCGCGCGATCAGCGCCATGAACTCGCGTTCCTCGATCTCGATCGCCTCGTCGATCTTCACGCGATCGAACGCCATCGAGCCGAGTTTCTTGTAGTCGTCCAGCACCCGGAAGATCGTTTTCGACCGGTTGATGAACTCGACTTCTTCCCGGCCCTCCGACTTGATCTCCCGGGCGATCAGTTCCGGGGGACACATCTCCAGGAACGTCTTTTTCGTCGTGTCGCGCAGCGACGGGTAGTAGCGCCGGAAGATGACGCCCTGGGACCCCGGGTAGTCCATCGCCTCCAGGATGTCCTCCATCACCAGCGCGACCGTCTTGCCGCTGCCGGCGGCACCGAGGAGCAGCTTGTAGCGGGCGGGCGACGCGTGGAACGGTCGCTGGCTCCGGTTCGGCGAGTAGCGGAGCGCGACCTTCATTCGATCAGCTTCGGCGGCGGTGGCGGCGTCGGGGTGACGTCGATCGGCGGTGGACGTGGGATGTCGTGCGCGAGCGTGACGGCCACGGCGGTCGTCAGCGTGTCCTCGGGCGGGACGACGGCGCGGAGGATCGCGTTCAGCATCGACCCGATCTCTTTCCCGTCGCGTGCGGAGGACAGGAGCTTCCGCATGTGGGCGATGACGTCGGGCTCGACGAGCAGGTCCAGGTAGACGGCGGTGAACTTCTGGCGCGCCTGGCGGATCGCGAGCACGCGGTCCGGGCCGGGCGGCGGGACGCTCCGGAGATGCTTCGTCCCCCCGTGAATGCCGATCGTACCCGGGTCCTTTGGGGGTCGATCCATGGGGTCACTCCAGGGAATCCGCCGGGTGGGTGCGGGGGGCGTGACCGGGTGTTTCTGAGCGCACCCACCCGGCAGCTCGGACGCCGACATGCTCCCGGGGCATCGGTCGCAGCGGTCGCCGTCTGAGGGGTGGTCGGAACATACGGTATTGACGGCGCATTTACCGTTTGCTAGGTGCGCTGTCCACAGGTTATCCACAGGGGTCAAGTGGAAGTTATCCACAGGGGGAGGCGCTAGATGGCGCGTCGAGGTGGCGCGGATAACGCCGCGCAGTCGCTCCGGGACGAGATTCGCGACATCGGCCCGCCGCCCGAGGACACCCCGAGTTCCAGCACGTTTGCCGATCCACTGCGTGCGGACACCGCACCGGATGAGGGTCCGTCGTCTGCCCCCTCACGGTCTGCGCCGACGCCGCCCAGTCCTGCGCCGACCGTTCCCACGCCCGAGGGGGCAGGCGAGGAATCCTTCGATGCGCGCGGCGAAGTCACGCGGCTGCGTGACGAACTACGCCAGCGCGATCAGCGGGACGCGTTGTTCCAGCGCGAGATGGCGCTGCGCCTCGCGGGCGCGGTGCCGCAGCAAGCCCCGAGTGGACAGGCGCAGATCGACCCGACGCTCCAGGAAGGCTTGGACATCCTGCAAGTCACCGAGGACGATCTCGCGCAAGTGTTCCAGGGCGGACCGCAGGCGGCGCAAGTCGTCAGCCGCGCGCTCCAAGCCGTCTATCTGCTCGCCGTCAACGCGACCGAGAAGCGGCTCATCACGTACTACTCGCAAGATCAGGGCGCACGCTCGCAGCAGCAGTACATCGCGAGCCGCGCGCAGCAGATGCAGTCGGCCTTTTGGGAGGCGTACCCCGATCTCCAGTCCCATCAGGTGATCGTCCAGCACTTCGCCGCCGAGGTGGCGAACGAGCAGGCGCAGTCCCCTCGGTTCGATTGGGAGTCCGCGCAGCGCGAAGTCGCGCGCCGGACCATGCTGCACTTGCGGCAGCAGTACAACGTGGACTTCGCGTCGCAGGGTGGCGTGTCGGGCGCGTCGTCCGGTCCACTCCCCCCCGCCGGCCCGCGTCCGACACTCCAGTCCCGGATTCGCCCCGTCGTGGGCGAGATGGGCGGGGGGTCCTCGCGGCAGAACGGGGCGACGCAACGCTCGCAGATGACCTCGGAGATTTTGGACCTCGGCAGACGGTGAGTAGACGGGGGCGCGAAGCCGCCCCACGTCGCGCGGGCATGCGTGACGCCATGACGGAGGGAACACATGGCGATCCTAGGCATGCGCGGCACCGGGAGCTTCGGTCCCGTCGAGGAACCGGAAAATTGGCGTCAAGGTATATTGTTATACTTCCCGAACGGGGACGCGCCACTCACGGCGTTCCTGTCGAAGATGCGGGAACAGCCGACCGATGACCCGACGTTCCACTGGTTCGAGAAGGGACTCCCGGTGCAACGCGGCACCGTGCGGGGTGCGGCGACGACCACCACCCCGGCGGACGGCGCTGCCGTTGCCGCCGCGTCCCCGGACGCGACGAACGTCTACATGACCATCCAGCCGAACGGGTCGCCCGCGAAGGACGTCTCGATCTTCAAGGTGGGCTACGTCGTCCAGAACCAGATGACGGAGGAAAACCTGCTGGTGCTCGCCGTGGACCCGGTGAACTTGCAGATTCTGGTGCGCCGCGACGTCGGGGCGAAGTTCGCGACGAACCCCGCGATCACGGGCGGTCCCCCCGGCGCGGGCGATGAAGTGGTCGTCGTCGGCGAGAGCAACCCCGAGGGCGCGATGATCGGGAGTGCCGTCTCCTACGCACCCGTCCGGCAGTTCAACTACACGCAGATTTTCCGCACACCCCTGGCACTCACCCGCACGGCGCGGAAGTCGCGGCTCCGCTGGGATGATGAAGGCCCGTACCGCGAGGCCAAGCGGGAAGCCCTGCAAATCCATTCGATCTCGATGGAGAAGGCGTTTTTGTTCAGCGAGCGCGAGGAGATCATCGCCGCGACCGGCGCGACCAGCCCGCTCGATCTGACCAGCACCGGACAGCCGGCCCGCACCACACGCGGGTTCGTCAACTGGTTGCCGCCCGTCACGACCGCGTCTCTCTCGGTGAACACCGATCTCAACTCGCTGAACACCGGGGCGCTCACCGAGACGACCTGGGACGCGTTCCTCGAACTCGCGTTTCGCTACGGCTCGCGTGAGAAGCTGGCCTTCTGCGGGTCCGGCGCACTCATGGTCTTGAACGCGATGGCGAAGAACAAGGCGCGCATCGAACTCGCGCCGACCGACGACACCTACGGGTTCCACCTCATCAGATATATTACTCCCTTCGGAACCCTCATGCTCTACAACCACCCGCTGATGACCGACAATCCGATCTGGCGCTACGACTTGCTCGTCATCGACCCCGACAAGCTCGTCTACCGCTACATCGACGACACCGTGTTCCTCCGGAACCGCCAGTCCCCCGGTGAGGATGCCAGCCGTGACGAGTTCCTGACCGAGTGCGGGCTGGAAGTGCATTGCACGGGCGTCACGCCCGACGTGAACTCCCCCTCGACGATCCCGCTCCAGTCCGCGCACGCGCGGATGAAGGGGATCAGAACCTATGGTGGATGATGCCAGTCGTTCCGCGCGATCCTGGGGATGATACGAACTACCGCACCGCGCCCGGGGAAAAGAGTCACGTCGGGAACGCGCTCAACTCCGGGATCGACGCGACGGACATCCCGACGAAAGACGGGTTCGACTTCATCCAGAACGCGAAGCCGAACACGAACGCCCCGCCGAAACCGTCCGATCTGGAGCGCAGTCGGGGCTACGTGAAGTCCCGAGGGGGCTGACATGGCGATCACCGTCTCGTCCCAAATCAATCAGGCGAACCGGACCTTCCGCGTCGATTCGGGCCTCACGTTCAAGCAGTGCGACATCACCACGTCCACGGGATCGGGGGGCGCGGACTACAGCACCGGCTTCAATCTGAGTGGGATGGCGCAGCAACTCGGCTTCAACGTGATCTTCACCGTGTTCGATGCGATCGTGCTGGGTAAGCCGCAGCTACGCGGGTCGTGGGACGGGGTCACAAAGCTCCGGTTCTACGCCCCCGCCGGCACCGAAGTGACGAACGACATCGCCGCCAACGACGTGATCCGGTGCTTCATCGCCGGCATCTGAGAAGGAGCACTGCATGCCATACAAGAACATCGGGGACGGGACCGGGACGGACTCGACCCCCGAGGGACAGGGACTCGATCACTTCCAGGATGCGAAGCCCGAGAACCCCGGGGCACCCTACGATTCCAATCGGGGCGGACGCGGCCCGGAACTCCCATCGAAAACGTCCAGCGGTTCGACCTCGACCAAGGACTGACGCGCGCTCCGCGCCGTCACGACTGCGGCGGCGCGTGGCCCGCCCGGCATGGCGACGCTAGCACAACTGCGGAGTGATCTCCGGACGTGGACGAGTACCCACGCCAATGTGAACGTCCTCCCCGACGCGATCTGCGACGAGTGCATCAACGCCGCGATCGCGCTCATGCAGGAGGCGCATCTGTGGCGCGGGCAGGAAACTACCTCGATCACGATCACCTATCCCGCCGGGGCAGAGTCGATCGCGCTGCCGGGCGACTTCGTCTCGCAGAAGGCGGTCTACCTCCAGAACACGTCGCAGACGCTGCCGCTCGCGTACATCGAACGCACGCGGCGTGACGACTTCATCCGGGCGGACTCGCCAGTCGGCGGCGTCCGCGATCCGTACTACCCCCAGGTGTCGCCACCCAGCATGGCGACGTCCTCGACCGGGGCGAACTACGCGATCTGGATGGAGCAACTGTACCTCTACCCACCCCCGCAGTCTGCCGACCTCACGCTGATCCTGGACTACTGGATGCGGTTGCCGCCGCTCGTAGACCCGGACACGGACAACTTCTTCACCACCCGCTATCCGCACGTCGTCCGCTACGGGGCGCTCGCTGACGCGTACAGCTACCTCCATGAGGAGGAGCGGGGTGCCACCTACCGGCAGATGTTCGAGTCCATGCTCGCCCGCGTGATCCTTGATGACAAGACGCTCATGCTGGCCGGCGGCTCGATGTCCCGTGGCGCGTGATGGCGAGCGAATGGGTCACGGTTGCCACGTTCGGTGGTGGACTCAATTTCAGTGCCCAGCCCCAGTCGATCCAGGACAACGAGTGGTCGTGGTGTAACGGATTCATTCCGGACGAGCAGGGCGCGATTCCCCTGCCCCTCTACTCGCTCCGGATCGCGGCCTCCTACTTCGCCGGAAAGACGCCGCCGCAGACCGTGTTCGGTCTGCTGATGAATCCCTTTTCGACGGCGAGTCCGTTGCTGATCCTCACGTACGAGACGACCGGGACGGACCCGGTCCCGGTGCATTTCTACACCTCGACGGGCGATCCGGCGGGAACAACCGAGATCACCTGGGACGGGGTCGGCACCAGGCCGACGCGCTACACGACGCATCGCACGGCACCGTCAGCGGCGTTCCTGAACGGGTGGCTCGTCATCACCGCTGGCAGTGGTGATGTGGGCTATAGCTTGTTCCAGTGGAACGGGGGGACAACCTTTTCGACCATCATCGTCGGGGCGAGCTTCCGCTGCGCCTATCTCGAATCCTTCGGGGGGCACCTGATCGGCGCAGCGTGGGGGACGAGCCAGGCGGACATGCGTCGCATCAAGATCAGTGACGCCAATTCGACGACCGTCTGGATACCGGGCATCGACAATTCGGCAGACGACGGCGTGCTGGATGATTCGCTGTCGGGCATCCTCGGCCTCGTGCTGCTGAACAACAACATGCTGGGCATCTTCACCCGCACCGGGCTGTACGCGCTCTCGCCCACGGGGAACATTCCGCCCTACACGCGCGCCTACGTGGGCACGTTCCCGCTCGCGGATGGCGGCGCACCCATCGGCGCGGGGACCAGTTTCTACGTGCAGACGACGCCGCTGGTTGGGGAGACGCCGTCTGGCGTGGCCCATGTCGGCTACTCGAATCTCTGGATCAGCCTTGCGACGCCCATCGGAACGAAAATCTGGCGGTATCTGAGCTACCAGTCGGACCCGCCTGATCCCGCGCAGCGGACGTCGCCGCGTATCCTCTGGCACCACCGGCTGCGGACGCTCATCGTCTCGACCATCGCACACACGCCCCCGGCAGACGGGTTCTTCTACTACAATGCGCTGACCGAGGGATGGGGCTGGCAGAGTTCCGCGCTGATGGCACCGATCGGTGGGGATCAGGCGATGGTCTACCTTGGGACGGGCGTTGGCGTCCCGCAGTGGACGCATCTGTTCGTCGATGCCGGTGGAAACATCTACGGCGAAACAGGCGGCTCAACATCCCGGCCCGGCATCTACGTGGACACGAAAGATTTTGCCATGCCGGCTGGGCGCTACGTGGATGCGATCAAGGTGGACTGGGAACCGCTGACGGCGAGCACGCAGCTTGAGGTGCGGTGCCTCACGCGGGAGGGGATGAGCGATCCGGGGGACGAGCAGTCCGCGATCCTCGGGACGCCAGGGTTTGAGCAGAACCTGACGAACCTCTTTGCGAACGTCCCGGACATGCAATCCTGCGTCATTCCAGGCGGCGCGTCGGAGCAGGCGATTCGCGCACGCGGGAAGTTCGTGCGCTTCCGCTTCCAGATCGTCGCAGGCGTCGGACGCATCCGGGGGTTTGCCTTCCGCCATCAGATGGCGAGCGACCGCCTGACGGATGTGCGTCTGTACGTTTCACCCACGGATAAGGGTATCTGGAATCAGACGCACTGGAACACCAGCAAATGGAGCACGCAGTAGGAAAGGGACCGCGATGGCGACGATTCAACGACCGGTGAAGACGTACGGCACCCGGAGCTACGTCGGGGAGGTCGGGGCTGCGCCGGGGAACCTCGATCCGATCCTCGGGAGCGAGGTCGATGCCGATCTCGACACGATCTACGCTGCCTGGAACGGCGGCGTGGATACCGTGAACGTCAAGCCCGGATCAATCACGTACGCGTCCCTCGCGCCCGACGCGCAACTCTGGCGCGACACGGGCACGACGCTCACGCCGGGGACGAATTTCACGAGTCGGACCACCGCGCTGGCACCAGTCGCGAACGCGCTGCAATGGGGCACGACCACGGTCAAGCATCGCCTCACCGACTCGGGAGGAAACGCAGACTGGCGCACGAATGTCAGCAACGGCACGGTGGCCATTGACGATCAGACCAAAGCGCAGTGGGCGATCACAATGGCGGCAGCGTCGGATGGCCTGTTCGTGTACCGCTCACCTCCGGGGGCGACACCAGCCTGGGCAAATCTCCTAAAGCTCGACGCGACCGGCCAACTGACGCTGCCGACCTTCCTCGTGCAGCACGTCAGCCCTGCACTAGTCAAGACGCGAGTCCTTACACACAATAATTATAATACGTATTTCACCAACAACTACGACTCAGTCGCAGGAACGCAGGACGATGCGGCACGCCCGTCGTGGCTCATGGTCTTTGGCTCGACGGGGAACGACAACCTGCTTGTGCGCCGGGCTGCGCCTGGCGGCACTCCAGCAAACCTGCTGACGCTCGACAGCGCGGGCGGCTTGCACGTTAATGGTAATGCCTCCGGTGGAGGGGTCACGGTCGGCGAGAATAGCAATGCGCGTGGACAACTAGGTACCTGGCTCAGTAACGCGAATCCCATCCTCGACCTCACCGCCAACGTCGGTCAGTTCATGACGTTTCGCCCGGTGTGGATGCTCCGCATGAACACGGACACCGCCGATAGTGCCTCGTTCCAGCGACAGGCCGTCAACGGGGGAGCGTGGACGGCACCCTTTACCGTCATCTGGAATGGCGACATCACGACTATAGGTGCCAACGCCACAAAGAACGGCGGCAGCACCACATGGATCATCACGTCCGACCCGCGCCTGAAAGACGACATCGCTCCATACCATCGTGGCCTCGCAGACATCCTCCCGCTTGAACCGATCCGCTATCGCCTCAAATCGCGCCCCGACTTGCAATGCTACGGCTTTGACGCCGCCGCCGTGCGCGACGTGTTCCCCGAATGCGTCTCGGAAACCCGGATGAAGCTCGATCCGGACGACGAGGAAGAGACGGACGGGGTGCTCGCGTTCGACATGCACCCGATCCTCGTCACGATGGTCACGGCGATCAAAGAACTCGCGGCCCGCGTGGCTGCGCTGGAGGCGGCATGACACGGGCGGATGTGGAGACACGGCTCAAGGACATGGAGGAGCGACTCGCCGCGCAGAGCGGGGAGCGCGACAAGACGCAGGCGCTACTCCAGCAGATGCACGTCGCCGTGTCCCAGCTGCAAGGGGCGGTGACCGTCCTGCGCGAACTCCTCAGTGAACCGGAGGACGCCGGGTGAACACGATCAAGGTGACCGGCTCGGGCGACTTGCCCGACCGCGTGCGCGACCTCGAACAAGCCATCAACTACGGCGAGGTCGTGCTGCCGTTCACCGTGATCGGGGAAGTCGAGGGCGGGGGCGGGACGCAGGGACCGCCGGGACCACCGGGTGCCACGGGACCGACCGGCCCGACAGGACCGCAGGGCGCGCAGGGACCGGCGGGACCGCAGGGACCGAAGGGCGATCCGGGGGCGACGGGGAGCACGGGCGCGCAAGGGCCGAAGGGCGATCCAGGAGCGACCGGCGCGCAGGGGCCAGCAGGCACGACGGGACCGCAGGGACCAGCGGGTGCCGCCTCGACCGTGCCGGGACCGCCTGGTGCGACGGGACCGCAGGGACCACAAGGAGCGACCGGTGCGACGGGACCGGCAGGACCGACAGGATCGACGGGCGCAGGCGTGCCGGTGGGTGGGGCCACGAACACGGTGCTCACGAAGAACTCGGCCAGCGACTACGACACGAAGTGGGCGCGTCCCGTGGCCTACTGGGGTTGACCGATGGCAACCGTCTCGACCACCACGCCAGCAGTTCTCGGGGGAGCGATGATCCCGTGGGCGACGCTGCGGATGCTGCTACCCGACGCGCGGTGGGCGATCTACGGGGCTGGCTGGGTGGACGCGCCAGGGCCGGCCGTCATCGCGAGCGTGGCGTACGAGACGAACAGCGGGTCGCTGGTGCCCATCGGCACGAAGACGCTCGTCGCGGGCAAGAACGAGATCGGGCCGTTCCCCTTGCGCGGCCCGTTCGCGACGACGGCGGGGGTGCCGAACACGGAGAACATCATCTCGGTCGTGCTGCGGGGCCAACTCGCCGCCGCCGGCACGGCAGGCTCGATGCGCCGCTGGACGCTCTGGCTCCGGATGAGTCCGCGCAGCACTTGAGGGGTACCGCATGATCCGCGTCTACGAACTGACCACGAAGGCGCAGTTGACGGTGATGGAACCGGAACTGCGCCTGACCCTTGCTGAGATGCAAGTCGAGTTCGACAAGACGGTCGATGAGACGTGGGACGATCTCCTGACCTACGAAATGCAGGGACCGTATGCGGGTATCTGGGTCGCGCTCGCCGACGCGCGCCTCGCGGCGTGGAGTGCCGCCAAGATTTACATCGACCTCCCGAAAACGATCACGGGCGCGGTGACGTGGGCCTGGGCAGCGGCGGGGGCGGGCGAGGCACCTGGCTTGCTCCACCACACGATGGACGAGTGGGCGCGCGGGCACGGGGCGACTGCGCTCTACGCCGCCCGGCGGACCCGGCTCGACGCCTACGCCCGCTGGATTGCCCGATATGGATATTCGTTCGACCGCGTAGTATTCGTCCACCACCTTACAGACGACGCCGGGGCATCGGCGACGCAAGCAGGAGCGCACCATGAGCTTCGGCGGTCGCCTGAGCAGCTACCAGTGGCAGAAGGGGTCGGAGGGGCGGGCAGCGCCGCGCCGGATGCAGCCCGCGATGGACGAAATGGTCCGGGGGCTGATCGGCCAGATGGCGAAGCCCCCCGAGACGGCGATCGCGACGCCGCTCCAGCAGGCGACGTCAAACCTCCAAAGCGGCGATCCCGGACGCGCGTTCGGCCTCGGAAACAGCATGGTCGATCGGATGGCGGGGCGCGAGGGCGCACCGGGGACTTCGACCGCCGGGGCTGGATTCGCGCCCGGGTCGCTCCTCCCGTCTGACGTCGGTCCGCAGGGGCAGCAGTCGCGCGCCGATCTCGGGCTTCCCGACCGCTCGTCCTACTTCACGTTCATGCCGTCCGCCGACGACATCGCGAAGATCGGCCTCGCGCCGGTCCGCTCGTCGATCAAGAACAAGGATCAACTGACGAACCGGATCAACACGCTGACGCAGCGCCAAGCGGACCGCACCGCCGCCGGGAAGGATACGACGAAGGTCGATAAGCGGCTGACCAACGTCAAGAACAAGCTCGCCAACGCCACGGGCGATCTCTACCGCTGATGCCGTTCCTCGCTGCCATCGTGCCCGCGCTCGCTGCCGCAGCGGGGACGGCGGGTGCGGGTGCCGCCGCCGCCGGCAGCACCATTGCGGGCCTCGCGGGCACGGCGGCGAGTGCGCTCGGGAGTGCGCTCGGGGCTGGCGCGACCGCCGCCGCGCCCGTTGCGACAGCGGGAGGGACCGGACTCGCCGCAGCGGCACCGGAAGCCGCAGCCGGTGGACTCGCCGCAGCGGCACCAGCGGCGGGTGCCGGGCTGGCCGCAGCAGCACCGGAGGCGGCGGGAGCGGGACTCGGCGCAGGCACAGCGGCTGCGGCGGCACCGCCGCTGGCCGCTGCCGCTGGTCCGCCGCTCGGCACGCTCCCACCCGCCGTCGCGGCGGGACTGTCGCCGACCGTGCCGCCGATGCTGCCGGCGACCGGCATGGGCGCGAGCGCGGCGAGCATGGAACCGAGTGCCGAAGCGATCATGGCAGGCAGCGCGACCGGGATGGATACCGGCGGCGCGGCGGCGTCGCCATCGAGCTTTGGGTCCTCGCTCTGGAACTCACTCAAGACGGCGAAGGGTTATCTCGACGATCCGGACGCGCAGACGCTGCTCAAGACGGGGATGTCGAGCTTCGGTAAGAAGCAGGGGGCGACGCAGCCAATGAACATGCAGCCCGGGGCGCTTCCGGCGACGACCCCGCAGCCGGACGTGGATCGGCTCGCGTGGCTACGCGCCTTCAACGTGCAGGGGTAACGATATGGCAGGCGGCAGCGGCGGATCAGGCGGACAGTCGATGCTCGGCGGGATCATGTCGAACTTGAAAGCCGGCTCGCAAGGTCAGGTGGGTGGCATCCTCGATCCCCTCGGGATCATCTACCAGCAACCGGGCAAGACGCCGGGATTTCTGACGGACCCGTCGTCGCCGGGGACGATGCCGACCCCGCAGGACACGGATCGCGTCGCGTGGCTCCAGGCATTCGGGATCGGAGGGCAGTGATGGCGCAGAACCAGAACCCCGGACAGGGGACCCCGATGGGGCCGCAGCGCAACATGGGCGACATCGCGTCCATGCTCTCGTCGATGGGTGGACGTCCCGGCGGCGGGATGCCGCCCGGTGCCACTGCCCTCGGCGGTCCGCCCCAAGGCGCTCCCGGACAGGGACCGGGCGGTGCGAAGGGCGGGATGCAGAAGCAAATCGCCGGACTCCAGGGTGGACCGCCGCTGGGTGGTGCGGTGGGTGGCGCGACGCCGCCGATGCCGCCGGGGGGTGCGATGCAGCCACTCAGCGGACCGAATCCGGCGATGGCGGCGAATCTCGCGCAGTGGGCGGCGCAGCGCGGCCCGAAGAACCCGAACGCGCCGCAGCCGAACTTCTCGACCATGCCGGGCATGACGCAGGGACCGATGAGTCTCGGCATGGGTCGCCCGATGCCGCAGCAGGGGATGGCACCGGGGCAAGCTAGCGGCGCGTTGCAGCAAGGCCGGCGCATGATGGGTCAGGGCGCGCCGGGACAAGGCGCGGGCGGCAACAAGAACCAGCAGATGGCGACCCTCCCGGGAGGGCCGAGGTAGGCGATGGCGCAGGACCAAGCCTCCCCCGCACCTGGCAGCGCGCCGAAGGCGCTCAACCCCCAGCAGCAGCAGGGACTCAAGAAGGCGACCGCTGCGGGGAACCAGCAGCAGTACCTGACGAACCATCCCGGCGTCGCCGCGCATCAGCAGAAGGTCGCCGCTGCGCCTGGTGCCCCCGCTGCCGGCGCGGGTGGACAGAAAGCCGGCGGGTCCGCTGTCCCGCCGTCGAACAAGAAGCCAGCCGGCGGACAGCCCGCGCCCCCGCCCGGCGCGAACAACGCGACGGCGCAGAAGCCGGGACAAGCCCCGCGCCCGCTCTCGCCCGCGCAGAAGCAGCAGCTTGCCCGCGCGACGCAGCAGGGCACCCAGGCGCAGTACCTCCAGAACCATCCCGGCGTCGCCGCGCATCAGCAGAAGGTCGCCGCGCAGCAAGCGGGACAGCCGGCATCGACCGGTGCCCCGGCGACGGGGGCGAGCGGGGGGAAGCCCAGCAGTCCCGCCGCGCAGCCGACGCCGGCACCGACGCCCGAGGCGACCCCAGCGGCGACGACAACGCCAGGGCAGACGGACACGGGTCCGACCACGTTCCAGCAAGCGTTCGAGAACCAAATCGGCGCGGGCTCGATGGACAAGTTCGGGCCGGCGGCGTGGACGGGTGCGGACCCGATCACGACTGCGCGGAACGTGGCGCAGCAGCAGATCGACACGGCGAATGCGGCGACGCGGGCACGCTACGCGGCGAGCGGTTTCGGGAACTCGGCGCGGGAAGGTATCGACGAGGCGACGTCGAACGCCAACTACGGGGCGCAACTCGCCGACACGCTCGCGGCACGCGGCATCACCGAACAGTCCACCGGGCTTGACCGCCTCGCCAATATGTTCGGGACGGCGGGCGAGCAGCAGATACAGCAAGCCGGGGTCGCAGGCGGGTTGAATCAGCAACTCGGGACGACCGGCACGGGCCTCACCGCGATCGGCGCGAACGAGCAGCAGATTCCGGGCATCTCGGACGTCATCACGTTGCTCTCGAACTTCGGCATTATGAACTCGCTCTCGTCCGGCGCGCAGCGTCCGCCGAAGGGGTAACCGATGCCGGTCCATCTCGACGACATCGTCACGGGCTTGCAGATGCTTGGCGGCGTGCTCTCGACGCCGCGTCGGGTAGAGGCGCAGCAGCAGCAGAGCGACATTGAACGGCAGCTCCTCCAGGGCAGCGGCATGTCGCAGGCAGACATCGAGGCGGCGACGCCGCAGCCGGCGATGCGCTGGCTGTCGCCGCAGCAGGGCGGCTTCACCGGGAAGGTACTCGGCGGGGTCGGCGACGTCGGCTCGCTCATCTCGTCGATCGTCGGGAAACCGATCGCTGCGCCGCGTGCGTCGATGTCCGATCTCGCCGACGCGAACAAGATGCGGGTCGCGCATCAGAAAGACTTGGCCGAAGCCGATCTGCTCGACAAGATGACGCACGGCGGGACGCCGCAAGAGATCGCCGCCCTCGGCATCAAGTCCGGCCACGGCGACGCGGCGTTCCGCTACCTTGGGCGCGAGACGGGTCCGGCGCATCCGCCGGGATCGCCGTTCGCGGCCCGCGTGCAGTTGCAGGGACTCGATCCGAACAGCGACGAGTACAAGCGGATGAAGGCCGCGCTCGACGCGGATCAAGCGGCACGGGATGCGTCGAGCGAAGCGGCAGCGACCCGCGCCGTGGACAAGTACCGACAAGAGCACCCGGATTACGGCTCGCCGACGCAGCAGCAGCACGACAAGTTCGTCCAGACGCAGAAGGATCGCGCGGCGGTTGCCGATCAGCACCCAGAGTGGAACCCGGAACAGAAAGCCTACTACGTCGGCCACGGCTTTCCCATGCCGGCGGCGAAGCCCGCGCGTGGCATGTCGATGAAGGACATCGCCCTCAAGGTGGCGGGCGAGATGCACTCGGAGCGACCGTCGATCGAACCCGATCCGGACGAATTGCGCCGCCGCATCTACGGGCGCGCGAAAACGCTCACGGCGCAGGGGATCAAGATCGACGACTTCGATCCGAAGCTCGAACCGCCGCCCGAACCGCCCCCACCGGAGAAGCCGGCAGCGCCACCGGAGCAGTCGTGGGGGGATTGGTGGCATTCGCTGACGGGCGGCGGGACCCCGACCCCGACCACGCCGCCGACGTCCACCACCTCGACGACGATGCCCGCGCCCGGCCAGACCGCGCAGAGCATCACCGGCTTGGACCCCGAGGCCGAGGCGATCCTCGCGAAGGCTCCGCTCACATCGCGGGACCAAGTGGAGCAGGTACAGCTTCTCACGAAGCACGGTCCGCAGATGCCGTCGCAGGAGCAAATCAACTGGGCGCTCTCCATCGCGGGTGGCCCGCAGCAGCAAGCAGCGCCGCGCTAGATGCCGACCCTCTTGGACGTCGCCCGGCAGGCGAGCGCCCCGCCACCGGATCAGCCCGAGACACCACCAGCGAAGCCGTCCGGACCGACCCTGCTGGACGTCGCGCGGCAGGCGGCACCCGACACCCCGCCGCCCGATACTGGGAAGGCGGCGGGCGACGTCGTCGGACAGGCGCTCAAGCCGCCCGAGGGCGAACCGCCGCTGCGCGAGCCGACGTGGGGCGAGACGATCGGCCTCGGCGCGGCGCGCGTCGTCCCGCCGATCGTGGCCGGCGCGGTGACGACTCCGTTCCTCAGTCCGGCGGGGGGCATCCCCGCCGCCGCGCTCGCGGGCACGCTGGGCGACGTGGTGGCGCAGCGCTACGAGCGTGCCCACGGGCTGCGGCGCGAGGTGCGTCCCTACCAGTCGATCGTCAGCGGTGCGGCGGCGGCGGTGCCGGGCACAGAACTCGCCCCCGAGGCGGGACTTGCCACGCGCGCCGCCGTCCGGGCAGCGGAGGGGGCCGGCATCAACACGGCGGCGACGGTCGCGGAAACCGGGCTGGAAGAACACCGCCTCCCGACCCTGTTGGACGTCGCCCGGTCGGCGGCGACGGGGGCGGCGTTCGGTGGCGTCGCCGGCACGGCAGAGCACGGCGTCCACGCCTACCTCGGAGGACGGGGTGAGCGGGCCGCGCCGGATGTGACGGGCACCGAGGGGATCACGCCGCCCCCGGATGTCTCTACGCCGCCCCCAGACGTCACCGAGGGTGGCCCGCGCATGGTCACGCGACCCGGCGAGACGATTGGGGGCGGTCCCGAGGCGTTCGTCGGACCCCCTATTAGCGAGGCAGCACCTCCCGTCCACTACCGCGTCACGGCACCGGATGGTCGGTCCGTCACGGTCGCTGATCCGGACGTGGCGCTCCGCGTCCATGACTCCTACGGGGGCCATGAGGCGGGCGCGACGTTCGAGCCGGTCCCGCCCGAGGAACCGCCGCCACTCCAGACGGTCCCGATCCATCGCTACGACGACGTCGTCCAGATGTCCGCCGCCGACCTCGATACCGCTGCGACGAACGCGCGGGCCTACGAGAAGAACGCCGCCGTCGATGTGTTCGGTCCCGCAGAAGCCCAGCGGTACGAACGCCTCCAGCGAACCGCGAACAGCCTCACGGCGGATCACGACACGACCCGCGCCGCCAGTGACGAGATCGCGCGCATGGAAGCGCCGCTATCCCACGCGCAGCAGGCGCGGCTCTTTGGGTACGGGGAGGAAGGCTACAACGCCGAGGAACTGCGGCGGATTGCCGACGCGGCGCGGGACTACTCGCCCGAGAACGTCGCCGCCCTAGATGACCCCTATCTGCTGAACACCGTGGGGCGCGAACTGCTCACGGGCAAACTCAGCGACAACCCCGTCTCGACCATTCGGCTGCACGGCGCGCTCCGCGAACTCGCGAATCGCGGCTACGACAAGTCCGTGATGGAGGACGCGGTCGCGCGGCGGGCGGCACGCGAAGGCGTCTCGGCAGGGGACGCGAAGGAACTACTCGACTCGACGTTGCGCGATCTCCAGACGATCCGGGAGCGCCCACCCCCACCCCCGCCGCAAGCGCGACTCGGGGGACCGACCCAGGAACCGCCCCCACCCCCACCGGGAGCACCGCCCCCGCGCCCCGTGGGCGAGGAACCCCCGGCACCCCCGGGTGGGACAGACGCGCTCGGACTCGAACCGGAGTCCCGCTTTCCGCCGCCGCTGTTCAAGCGTGCGCCGGGACTGCGCGAAGCGATGGGCGGCGAGCCGATCCCCCCTGCCGTCCCGCGTCCGGCGGAACGCCTCCAGGGCGAACATGACGCCGTCGAACGCTTCTTCGCGGACCGTCCCGAGGCAGAGCGGCAGAATCTGCACGACATCATCGACCGGAGCGCGGACGACATCGCGGAACGCGCCCGCCAGACGCAGCCCGTCGAGCGCACGCGCGCCCTCGCCGACGAACTGATCCTCGATCCCGAACAGCTCTGGAAGCGTCCGAAGGGTGCGCCCATCCTGACGGCGGAACAGAAGCTGAGTGTGCTCGGCACGGTCAAGCGGCAGATGGGGCAGATCGCCGACTTGCAAGCCGCCCGCGATGCGCTGCCGGCGGACGCGCCGCAGTCCGTCCACGACGAGACGGCGCTGCGGCTCAAGATCAAGCAGCAGGAACTCACGCGCACGATCACCGCGTTCCAGGGCGACAAGGCCGAGACGGCCCGCGCACTCGGCATCTTGCAGTACCAAATCCGCCAACTCGAAACCGGGGACCCGAAGTTCATCCGCGCCGCGCTGCGGGAAGGCGTGCCCGTGGACAAGATCGCGAGCATCATCCACCAGATTCCCGAAGAGGACGTCGTCGGACGGTATCGGAACCTGCTCGCGCTGCGGAAGCCGGCGGGGTGGATCGAGAAGCGGCTCACCGGCATGACGACGAACATCCTCTCCGGACCGACGACGCCGATCCGGAAAGCCATGTTCGACCTGGCAGCGATTGGGCACGATCTGCTGATGACGCCTGCGGCGGGCGCGTATGAGCGGGTCATGCCCGAACGGTGGGGCGGCAAGACCCCCGAGGAGCGCACGGTGCTCGCGGGTGAGGCATGGCACCGTGCGGTCGGGCTGTGGGGCGCACAGGGCGAGGCATTGAAACGGATGATGGCGGTCCTGCGGGAAGGCTACACGCCCGAACAAGCCGGGGCCTACGCGGTGCTGCGGCGCGAACGATTCGAGAGTGCCGGTCCCGTGGTGCGCGGGATTGCCAACTACTCGGGTCGCGCGATGGCAGCGGCGGAAGCCTACACGCGCACGCTCGCGACGCACATGGAACTGTTGGGATCGGCGCACGCAACCGCCTGGAAGGAAGCCCGCGCGCAGGGGCTGACGGGTGAGGCCGCGCAGCACTTCATGGCGGATCGGATGACCCAGTTGGTGAAGGACCCGCAGTTCAACGCGGACGCGGCACGCTACGCCGAACGCCGGGTGTTTCGCGAGAGGGGCGACTTCGATTCGTGGCTCCTCCAGGGCGCGGAAAAGTGGCCCATCATGCGGCTTGTCGTCCCGCTGATGCGTATCCCGATCGCGGCGTTCCGTCACGGCGTGCAGGCAAGTCCCGCCGGCTTCTTCACCAAGCTCGGACGGTCCGAGGGACGGTTCGGCGCACAGCTACGCGGCGAAGCGGCGCTCGGGTCCATGGTCGCGGCGGCGCTGATGTACAAAGCGGTCAAGGGGGACCTCGATGGGTCCGGCCCGAGTAATCCGGCGGACTTCGACGCCTGGTACGCCGCCGGACACCGTCCGAACTCGATCCGCTTCGGGTCGCATCACATCGGATTCCACGTCGCGCCGTGGGCACTGGAAGCTAGCATGATCGGCAACGCCCGCGACGCGTATGTGGACCTCGCGAAGAAGGGCGGCCTGTCGGCGGGACAGTTCCTCTCGATGATCGGGCGACGGGAAGCGAAGTCGCTGCTCCAGCAGTCCACGCTGCGCGGCGTCGCCGAGATGATGCAGGGGATCACGGACACGGACGAGAACACGGCGAACAAGTTCGCCGGCTCGCTGGCGTCCGGGTTCGTGCCCTACTCGGGACTGCTCCGGAGTGTGAAGAAAGCCGTCGATCCGACGCTGCGGAAGGCGACGACGCCGCTGGAGTACGTCGAGGCAGGGATTCCCGGGTTGTCGTCCCGGTTGCAGCCGCGCGTCCGGGCGACCGGGGAGGAAATCCACTTGGACACGCCGGGCGGCGCAGTCGGGCGCGCACTCATGCCGTTCGACGTGTCCACCGACACCACGAATCCGGTCCGCTCCGAACTGGATCGCCTCGGGGTCCGCCTGACGATCCCGTCCGCCGCGAAGGTCGGACCGAAGAAGCTCGCCCCCGAGGAACAGACCGCGCTTGTCGAGGCGAAGGGCCGCGCCACCGTGACCGCGCTCCAGCGGCTGTTCCAGAACCCCAGCTATCAGCGCATCCCGGATACGCCCGCCGGGAAGGACCAGCAGGCCCGCGCGGCGCATCGAGAGATCGGGCGGACGCGGACGCAGATGACGCGCATCGCGGCGGGACTGGTGGCACGGGGGAAACCCGTCACGCTCGACGCGCTGATGCCGTCTCGGTGAACGATGCCGAGTTCCAAAAGCCGTGGGCACTTTCGCAAGAAGCCGAAGCACATTGTGATCGTGCCCCCGCAGAGGGAGGAAACGCCGATGGACAGGAAACATGAGGACCCGTTCGGACCGCCCAAGCCACACGACGAGCCGCCCCCGCCGCCACCCCACGACCCGTCCGCACCACCCGTCGTGAAGGAAGCGGACCCGCTGCCGCCCGGACCCGGGCCGCACGAACACCGGCACGAACCTCCGGAGGACGAGCCGAAGGAATGAGTTGGCGGATGGCACAGTCCCTCGGTCCGACCGGGACCGAGGGATTGCTCGGCGAGATCAACGCTCGCGCCCCGGATCGCAGCAAGGCGAGCGATGGGGGCATCGGCGACACCCGACACGCCACCCGTGCCTCCGATCACAATCCATGCGGGTGCTGCGACGTCGTCTGCGCGCGGGATTTCACCCACGACCCGCCGCGCTTTGACAGCTACGCGTTCGCCGAGTGGCTGCGACAGCGCGTGCTCGCGGGCAAGGAACCCCGGGTGCGGTACGTCATCAGCGCCGGGCGCATCTTCTCGGGCGTGGGACAGCAGCACACCGCTGGCGAGTGGCGTCCCTACCAGGGGTCGAACCGCCACGATCATCACGTCCACGTCTCGGTCCGCCACGGGGCGGACCTGTTCGACGACACCGCGCCGTGGGGATGGGCAGAGGACAAGGGGTGAGGGCGTCACCCCTCACCCCCCGCTAGACCAGCGGACTGCCGGACTAGCGTGCCTGCGCCGTGACGGGCGCAACCAAGTCGCGGAACGGGACGCTCACGAAGCGTTCCCCGCGCCGCCGCTTCTTGTCACGGGCGCGGAGATCGGTGAGGCGCAGGCTGCACCCGCGCCGGGCGATCAAGCGGAGCGCGATGGTTCCCGTCCGGGTCCGCACCAGCAGTTCCGCCTGATCCCCTTCCCCCGCCATGTCGCGGAGGCTGAGAGCTTCGATGTGCGTCAGGATCATGTCTACGTGAATCGTGCGCCGTTTTGCCATGTCGGTCCTTCCTTTCGTGCCAACCATTGTAGCATAGGCACGGAAGAAAAACCACATGCTGTATTTGCTAGGCTTTTTCTTACCTACTCGCAGAGGTTGTAGATCGACAGGCACGTCGGCGTGTCGAGCAGCGGCAACTGATCTTCGTCCACCGACAAGAGGTAGCGCGCGACGTCATCGACACTCGGCGCACGGAGGAACTGCCCGGACTTCGTCTTGATCGGGATCGAGCAGTACCGCTGCGGGATGTAGTCGGCGCGGAACATCGTGCGCGGGCTGTCGGGATTCCCGCCAGACTCGGTCGCAGCTTTTTCTACCGCGCGCAGGCGCTCGATCATCTCGGGCGTGTCCTTCAAGAGCACGCGCAGCTCGCGGTGGTTCACGAAGATGCAGGGCCAGCACCCGACCCGCCCCGCGCCGATCTTGTAGAGCGGGTTCGGCTCGATGCCGTGGCGGTCGTGGATGGCGAACACCTCCCGGGCGCTCCAGGTAAAGAGCGGGCGCTCGATCGTGTACGCGGGTCGGTAGTGCCCGGCCTCGCTGCCCTCGGGGACTTGATCGCGCGCACCGGCCCGGGTGCGCGGCAGGGATTCCTCGGCGCGGATGCCCTGGTAGAGCGTCACGTCGTCGTCGATCGACGCGATGTAGTCCCACAGCGGGAAGATTTTGAGTTCCTGCGTGCAGAACCGGGTCGTCTTCCCGGGGATCATCTTCCGCCGCACGACCAAGTCCATGAACCCCTCGTACTTGGACGAGCGGAGGATCGTCAGATCGTGCGCGGCGAGGAACGTCTCGGCGGCACCCCAGATGTAGCCGTAGGTGAGCGGGTGCTCCCAGCCGGTGTCGGCGAACACGGCGGTGAAGTCGATGCCGCGCTCCTGGAGCAGCAGCGCAGCGGCGGTCGAATCCTTCCCTCCGGAGTAGGCGAGGACGTGCTTCATGGATCGAGCCGACCGATGGAACGGGACACCCCCCCACTCCCCCCTGCTCCGCATACCCCGTCCACCGGTCGGATCGTCGAGTGCCTTACGGGGCGGGCAGACGGAGCGAGTGTGGCGACAGCCCCGCAACGGCAAGCAACCAGAACAGCAACCAGAGCACGACCGCGATGATGACGACCGCGTTCACGATCTGCTTCATGCGCGCGTCCATCGGCAAGTACGTATTCACCAGCCAGAGCAGGACCCCGATGACGATCAGGACGACGACCAACTGGATCAAGTCCATGCAGTCCTCCCCTCATGCCGCGAGCTTCTTCATCTCGCGTTGGAGATCGTAGAGTTCGCGGAGCGCGACGAACGCGCGCCACGCGGGCCGCAGCGCCTCGCTCGGCCACCAGTGGTGCCCGAATCCCCCCGTCGTCTTGTCGAACCGGCAGACGTGGATGCCGCCCGTGATCTGCTCGTCGCGGTTCGCGTTCCACAGATGCTCGTAGGCGGCGAGTTGGATCAGGTAGTCGCTGTAGATCGCCTTCGACGTTTTCCAGTCGAGTAGCGCCAACTGCCCCTTCAACCTGCCGACCGCGTCCGGGGTGCCGCCGAACCGCAGCGTCGGCGACACCAGATGCATCTCGGTTTCGACGAGATCGAGGCGTGACCCCTCGAACCATTCCTGGAACGCGGCGAAGGACAGTTCCGCGAGGCGGATACTGTCCGGAGACGCGCCCATCGGGACGGCGACCGCCTCGCCTTTGATGCGAGCCTCAACCATCGCGTGCGCGAGCGTGCCGGCGTCCGCCGCCGCCTCGCGCGTCTCGCGGTAGTGCCGGCCCGCGCGCCCTTCCTCCCATGCCCAGTGCATGAGCGCGCCTTTGTTCCACCCGAGGCTCGCGCTGATGATCGTGGTGGTGCCCGGGACGCGCGTGCCATCCGCCAGTCGATAGTCGGCGGTCGGCATCTACGCGTCCCCCTCGGGCGGGGACTCGCGGACCTGTTCCAACTGCGCGATCCGCTGCCGCGCCATCTCCAGCTCGACCTCGATCCACACGCGGGCGGGGCGCGCGGGTCGCGGGGTGCCGGGCTTCGGCCACTTCTCGACCGGTTCGCGCATCACGGCGCTCCGAGGGCTTCGACGAAGGCGCAGATGTCCTCGTAGGCGCGGCCCTTCCACGGGATGTCAGAGAGGTGGTCGAGCTTGTATCGCTCCGCGACGTGACGCTTTACGTACTCGCGCAGCTTCTCGAACTCCCATTCGTAGTCCCTGGCTTTGCTCTGCATAATCGCGTGCAGCCGTTTGAGCTTGCCCTGACTGATGCAGTCGTCCGGGTCCGGACGGTTTGGATCGCGCGCGGGGGCCGACGTGCGCGGCGCGCGATCCGGCAGTGGATTGTGGTCCGGCGGACCCGGGCTGGATTCCTCATCGGGCCACGGGGTATCTTCCCAGGGTGGCGACGAGGGTGACGGCGACTCCCTCTGGGGTGCTGGCGCGGTGCGATGACCGTTCGTGGGTGCAGTCCGGGTGTGCGGATCGTCGTCCGCCTCCGGGTCGTCGCCGGTTGGCAGACACAGCGACTTCAACGCGGCGTACTTGGTGGCGGCGGTGATCGCCTTGAGGACTCCCTTGTCGCCGCCGTCCTGCCCGCTCCCCGCCATCTTGAACTTGAGCATCTGCCCCGTCTCGCCGTCGATGAACGCGAACTCCATCGTCACCAGCGTGACGATCTCTTTCTGGTTCTTCCGGGTCAGAACTTCGCGCTCGCGCACATCCTCAATCGAGGGAATGAGCAACACGCCCTCGGTGATGAGCGCCTTCCGGACGGCATCGGCGACGTCCGCGTCCGTGGCGTAGTCGTAGTTGAAGAAGTCGTTTCTACCGCGCTTCGGGATATGGCCGATCGCGGCCATGACCTTGACCAGCTTGCCGGCGAGCTTGCCGAGGCTCGGCGCTTCGGGGAGCGTGTCGGTTCGGTCGCCGGTCATCGCCCGAGACTTTCGATGTACGCATCCAGTCCGGCGCGCTCGTAGACGATCTTCCGCCCGAGACGCTTCGCGAAGGGCAGCGCGCCCCGTCTGGCCCGTCGCGCGACCCACGATTCCGGCACGCACAGTCGCCGTGCCACGTCCGCCCGAGAGATCAGGACGTGTGCGCTCGGCAGATCATCCCGGGCGCGGACCGCCAGTGAGAGTTGTTCCACCCCGCGTCGGATCGTGGCGAGCGCATCGTCGATCCGCGCGTCCCCGTTGCCATCCGTGTGCCCACGCATGCACCGGGGACTAGTCCCGTGGGGTGGTAGCGGTCAACCCCAGGTGTCAGGGAGGGTGTTGCTACCCCCGTGCTACCCGGGATAGGGTTGACAAGGTTTGACACAGGGGCGTAGACGTCAATCCATGACGGCGACGCCACAAGATCAGCAGATGGAGAGTGCCACGATGCCGAAGAAGGCGAAGCGGTCAGGAGCATCGCGCAAGCCGCCCGAGTTCACCGTGCCGATCAAGCTATGGGTGACTCCGGAGATGTACGCGGTCTTGCAGAAGCTCGCGGCAGAGGACGAACGGACCATTCCCCAGGTGATCCGTCGTGCGGTGCGGACCGCGTTGAAGCTGGGCTAGGATAGGCGGGGGCACGCAACCTTAGGCTGACGGTTTCGTGGAGGGGACGGTCAGCCGCTACACGTTCGGGGGAGGAACGCACGATGCATGAGGACGAGCGGAGTGGTGCTGCTGTGAGTCGGCGCGCGGTGCAGGCTGACTTCTCGCCGGCCCTCGTCAGGCAAGTCGCGGGGATGGCCCGGAAGATTCTCCGGGAGCACCCGCCTGGGAAGGACGGCCCGCCATTCTCCCCGGCGCTCACGCGTCACGTCGTCAAGACGTTCGCGGCGATCGTCATCCATTCTGTCACCGTGGGCCTCGCCCACTCAGCCTCGCGTCGGCGACGCGAGCCGTAACGAAGGGATCGAACCGACAATGGCATACGGCACGGGCCGCGTGTTTCTGCGCGGCACAACCTACTGGATTCAGTTCTCCGTGGGCGGGCGGACCGTCCGCGAATCCGCCGACACCCCGGACCGGAAGGCGGCGCTGCAAGTCCTCGCCCGTCGCCGCATCGAGGAAGGCGATCACCCCGAGGCGCGAGCGGTGCAGGCGCAGACCGTCACCGAACTCGTCGCGCTGGTGCTCTGCCGCTACAGCCGGAAGAAGCAGGCGAGCCTGCCGACCGCCGAGGGGCATGGCAAGGCGTGGCTCGCGGTGCTCGGCGGCGAGACGAAGCTCGGCACCCTCACCATGGCGACGCTGTCCGACGTCCGGGACGGCTGGGAGGACGACGAGTACGCCCCGGCGACGATCAACCGCCGCCTCGCGTTCTTGAAGGTCGGGCTACGGCTCGCGGGCTTGAAGACGCTGATCGACTTCGCGGAACTCCGACTCCCGGAGGACAACGTGCGCGACGCGTACCTGTCACCCGGGGACTTCGCCCGTCTGTACGCTGTGATCCAGGCGTACGACGCCGATCTGGCGGACTACGTTGCATGGCTCTACGTGACGGGGATGCGCCGGGGCGAAGCGGCGCACCTCGACTTCTCGATGCTCGACCGGCAGCGGTGGGTACTGCTCATCCCGGGCCGCATCCAGAAGCACCGCAAGCACCGGGGCATCGTGCTGGACGGGGTGATGCGCGACATCCTCGTCCGTCGCGTCGATGCCCGGGTGCGGGGGTGTGAGTACCTGTTTCATCGCGCGGGCGAGCGCATCGGGGACTTCGCGAAGTCGTGGAAAACTTTGTGCTCGCGCGCCGGGCTGACGGCGATCCGCCCGCATGATCTGCGCCGGTCTGCCGTGACGAACTTCCTGGAGATGGGCTTCACGCCCAAGGAAGCGATGGAGATCACGGGGCACCGCACCTTGAGCGTGTTCACCCGCTATCAGCAAGTCATCGAGGAGTCGTTCCGGAAGAAGCTAGCGGCGATGGCGTTGCCGACGCTTGCCGCGTAGCCGCCGGGCCGCACGCTTCTCTGCTGGGGCACTCGTCGCTGCGGCGGCGGGTGCCTTTTCTTTTGAGCGTCGTGCTCCTAGCGACCGCTTGCCGTTCGTCGTGATCGTGTAGCGCGCCGCGCTTTTCGTGCCCGTCATTAAGACGAGTCCCTGCTCCCGCAGCGCATGCATCGCGAGCTTGTTTTGCCGCTCGCCCGCGTTCATCACGGCGTAGATGCCCGGTCCCTTCATCGGCTTGGTCGCCTCGGCGAGCAGCTTCAAGGCGCGGAGCTTGACGTCCTCGCGGGCCTCGTCGGAGATGCGGGCACGTTTCGCATGGAGTGTGGTGCCGGCCTTCACGCCCGGCTGCTTCGGCGTCTTGCCGTTGACGCGCGTGCCGACGAGGAGCGCCCGGTAGAAGCGGCGCGCGTGCTTGTCGCAGGCGTCGAGCGCGGCAGTCTTAACCTTTGCTCCGCGCAGCGTGATCTCTGCGTGGGTGCTGGCGAACTCGGCCTTTCCTTTTGCCCGGCACCAGTTGCAGAGCAGTACGGTTGCTTCCATCTGATGCTCCCTTCTGCACGTCGGCAGAGATCGGTCGCGGTTTGCCCTTCGCGATCAAGGCGACGCGCACGTCGGCCCGCGTCTCGGTCAGCAGTTCTTGATACGTCGTGCTCGGATCGTAACTGCGTCCGTCGATCGCGCCGGTTTTTGGATGCCAGCGGTCGTGACGGGATGAGCCGCAGCGATCACAGAGTAGGCGGACGCGAATGCTCCCGCCTTTGACGATCACCATCGGGGGCACGATCCTCCATGCGTGCGTCCCGAGTCCTCGGCACCAACTCGGTGGCATGCCGGGGATGGTAGGGGGGATGGGGTCGGCTGGCGCGGGTTTGACGCGCGGTTCGGTTCCCATGTCGCCGCTTGTAGTGCATCGACGGGGACATCCGCAAGGCGGGTCCGCGCCAGCACCCGCCAGGGCAGGGTTGACATCCCGCAAGGACGCGTCTACCCTCCCCGGGTCGCGTGGTGGTACGGAGGAACCTTCGAATGATGTGTGGGGGAGGCACGGCGCATCGGACCCTCCGAGGCCACTGTGCCTGTTCGGTGTGCCTGTCTGCGGACTCCAGCCTGCGGACCTTCCCCCCCACCCCCCACCCCCCGTCCGGGCCGGTCTGGCATGACGTCGGTCCGGACGGGGGACCGTCTGAATTGCGGTCAGACCGTCGTGCAGTGCGTGACCGGAGGGCAGTGGGTGGTCACGTCCTGAGTGGGGGTGTCGGCTCCCTCGCCGCGCCCCTGTTCGGGACAACTGGCACAAACCAGCACAGCCCCCATGCCGCCACCCCACCTAAGTCCCTGATTTTCCATGCGCCCAGGGTGATTCGAACACCCGACCTTCTGATTCGTAGTCGCCCGGTCGGAGAGGACGTTCGAGACTTCTCGCGCACTTACGCGCCGCGATGCTCAGGCAGAGCGCACGAAAAGTCCCGAATTTCCCCCCCAAAAGACACAGAAAAGACACAGCCAGACTTCCCTAGAAAGTTTTGCCTCGCGCGCACCGTCTCCTGCGCGTGGGATGGCGCGTCTGGCGACGCGTCCCGGCCCGGTCCGTCCCCACCTCCCCGGATGGGGACGGACCTCCGGGTGGAGTGAACGATGCCGAAACTTGCCCCTCGGGGACGACGGAAGTCATCCCCTGTCGTGAATGGAGTCAGACCGTCCCCGGCGATTGCGACCGCGCCCGTGCATCTCCAGTCGTTCGCCGAGTCCGTCTCGGACGAGATCGCGCGGCTGCGCGGGCAGATCGACACGTACAAGGCACTGATCGGGGAACTCGAATCGGTGCAACGCTCGATCGAGCGGGCGCATCTGACGGCGGTGCCTCGGACGCAGGCAGCGACCGCCGCCGCCGTGCTGGGGGCCTACGGGCGACCGATGCGGCTGCGGGACCTGATCCAGGCGATCGAGGCGCGGGGCGTGCGCCTCACCGGGACGACGCCGCGCAACCGGCGCTCGAACCTGCTGATCGCCATGAAGCGGTCGGGGCAGTTCAAGCGACTCGGCGAAGGCGTCTACACGCTGGCACCTCGGGCGGCGTGATGGGGAGGTGGGGATGTTCGGGGTCTACGACACGGTCCGCTTGCTCGACTATGCGGCATCGAGCGCCCGGGTGGTGTGGCTTGTCCTCGCGACCATCCGGGACGAGACGAACACGGCGCACGCGTCGGTCGCGAGCCTCCAGGAACTGACCGGCTTGTCACCGGGCCGCGTGCAGTCCGCGCTCCAGGGGCTTGCCCGCCTCGGGCTGATCGAGGGGGCGGTCCCGGAGTTCCGCCTGCTGACGGTGTTCACCGTCGCGCCGGGCGAGCCTGATGCGGGGTCGCTGTTCGCGGTCCCCCCGCTGCCGCGCGCAGAGCCGTGTCCCACCCCGCAGGCACTGATGAACGCGTGGAACCTGGGTGCGCCGCATCTGCTCCCGTGCCAGAAGCTGACGCCGCTGCGGAAAGAGAAAGCGTGGGCGCGGCTGCGCCAGTACCCGGACGCGAACTGGCCCTTCATCATCGGCCGGCTGGACGCGTCGAGCTTCTGTCGGGGCGAGAACACGAACGGCTGGAAAGCCAGCTTCGACTTCCTACTCCGGGACTCGACCGTCACGAAAACCATGGAAGGCGTCTACGACGACCGCGCGCCGTCCCCGGTGAGCGAAGGGAACGCGCGGGCGGCAGCGTCGTGGCTGACGCATCGGAGGAAGGCATGACGAACGACGAGTTCGAGAACGAGATGGATGCGCTCGACGTGCGCGCCGCGAACGCCGGCAAGGACACGGAGGTGATCGTGCGGGCGGTGCTGTTGCTGGCGCGAGTGCTCCACGACTTCCACGGCGACTACGTCAGGCTGATGCCATGACGCCCGCCGACGACGAATCGTTCGCCGCTCTGCTCGCGACCCTGTTCGACCTGTTCGACAAGCCGCTCCGTCCCGCCGTGCTCGCGATGTACTACGACGCGCTCGCCGAGTATCCGCTCGACGTCGTGGCGGACGCCGTGCGCGGGGTCTGCCGGGACGCACAGTTCTTCCACACCGTCCCCCGGCCCGGCGATCTCCGTATCCGCTGCGGTGCGCCGACCGTCGAGACGCTGTGGGAACAGCTCGACCGCGCGCTCGCAGACGGCTACTTCGCGCCGCCCGATGCAACCGCGCCGATCATCCGCGCGCTCATCCGCCGCCTCGGAGGGTGGAAGCACATCACGGAACACATGGATTCCGAGACGCTGCGCCGCCGCGTGCAGCAGATCGGTCCCTCGCTGCTCGCCTCGATGGGGACCCCGGCGCGTCCGATCCCGCTCCCGACGTTGAAGGCGATCGCATGAGTGACGCCGCAGTCAAGACGGCGGAAGTCGAAGTGCTCACCGCAGAAGTGCGGGTGCTCATGGTCGGGTCGCGACAGATCACGCTGTCGGTCGCGCGGCAATTGGATCGCGTCCATCTGCTCGACGTCGAGCCGTTCGGGCGCGTCCGTCTCAATCAGGGCACAGACTATTACTCCCCAAACGTGATCGGGAAAGACCGCGAGACGGGCGTGCTCGTCGTCGCCTCGTATGAGACGAATCCGTCCGTGCGTCCGGGTCTCATCCCTGCATCTCCCCTCACCGTGTGTGAACATTGGGACCATCCTCCGGTCTACCACTTGGAATTGAGCGGTCGTCCCTTTGCTGTCGCGCGAGACTTCACGATCCGCTGTAGCATCCATGCGAGTGCGAACGCCCCGCGCCTCCCCACGTATCCCGTGGACGGTTCTCCCGAGGAACATGCCGCGTATCACAGACGGACGCAGGAATGGCACGAACAGCGCAAGGTGTGGGAAGCGACGCAGTGTGAACACTGGAACGCGAAAGCCTCCACGAAAGCGGACCTACGCGATCAACTCGACCGGCACGATCGCTACCGCGCGTCCTGCGCCGCTGCGCTGCTGCTCCCGCTGATCGTGCTCGCGGGACTCCGATGAGTCGCCAGGGACAGCGCGATCTGTTCGGCGCGATGACCCCCTACGACGATCCCAATCTCGCCGCCGATGCGGCGCTCCGGGCGGTCCGCGCCGTCGCCCGACGCTGCGCCGAGTTCACCACCGATGAAGTCGCCGCCGAACTGACGGACTGGACGATCGAGGAACCGCGCTTGCTCGGGCCGGCGATGCTCCGCGCACAGCGCGCCGGCTGGATCGCGGCGACGGATCGCATGCGAAAGACGACCAACCCGGCGGCGCACTGCCGCCCGAAAGCGGTCTGGACGAGCCGCATCTACGAAGGGGCATGATGATGCCCGCCGCGTGGATCATGTTCGACGATCTCCCCGGACCGTTCGCCCTCGCCGCGTTCGGTCTGCCGCTCGCGACCGAGGCGTACTACCTGATCGTGCCGGACGGCGCGCTGTTCGCCTGCACGGTCAAGAACGAGCACGGCTGGACGCTCACCGTCACGCACACCGAGACGACGGACTTGGCGATGATCGCCCCCGGTCGCCTCCCGACGCTCGACGAATTGCGTGCGGCGCGCGAGACGTGCGTCCCCGCCGGCATCATCATGGCGGCGCTGCTCGACCGGATGACGGCGGCGCACCTCGGACGGATGACCCGCACCGGGGACGCGACCACCGGACCGACCGCAGCGGGCCTCTCGACGACGGTCCGCTGCGTCCAGGTGTTCGTCGAAGGACTCACAGATGATGTCGTCTACGGCATCGAAGAGGAGTGACAGATGAAGATGACGCTGCTGCTATTCGCCCTCGCCCTCTGGACTGCCCCGCTCGCCGCGCAGACGTGCCCGTGTCCGCAAGCCGATCTCTTCTCCGCGCTCGAACCGGACACGCACGACGCGCCCGGCGCGCTCTTTCGCGGTCTGATGCCTGACAACCAAGTCGGCGCGCAGTGCGCCGTCGATTCCTCGATCACGAACTTGCTCCAGAACATCCCGCAGCCGAATGCCCAGTTCGAGACGGTCGATGCCCCCGGCCTCGGCGGACTCATCTTCGCGATCAAGTTGAAGCTCCAGTTCGGGGAGATTACCGGCGTCGATGCGGGCACCGATCTCAAAGACGCCTGCTTCAAACTCGACGTGCAGAACTTCACACACCCGCCCTCGCCGATCATGTTCACGGACGGCTGCGGCACGCACACCTTCACGATCGGCCAGCCGAAGTATGCCTGCGTCCTCGGACCGCCCATCAGTAAGACGATCGTGTGTTTCGCGGCGAAGGGTGTCGGACCGAAGGCACCGCTGCCACCAGGCTTCGATCGCCTGGAAGACGTCTGCACGCTGGTGGACATCCTGTAGCCATGACGACGCCGACGCTCTGCTCCGCGTGCCTGCATCCGCAGCACAATCTGCCCTGCACGGTGCTGCTGCCGTGGTGGCGTCGCTGGCTTGCCGGACGCGACGAGTGCGGCTGTAGCCACTGGGACGAGCCATCATGATCGCGCGGCCCGGGGTCCCCTGCCGTGGGTGCGGGCGTCCATTCAACCCTGCCCTTGATCTGACCCCCCTCGGCTTCTGTCAGCGGTGCGCGCTCGCCATCGTCCGCCTCATCATGGGCGCGGACGCTGATCTCCCGGTCGGCCCATGATCCGCGTTCTCGGCATTGACCCCGGCCTCGACGGCGCGCTCGCCGTCCTCGATCTGGACCAGCGCGGCACGGTGCTCCATCTCCTCCAGGTCATCCCGACGCCGACCCTCACCGTCACCGTCAACAAGAAGAAGCGGCGCGACTACGACGTCCCCGGCATGTGGCGGCTCATCGAGGACGCCGCCTACCCCGCCGATGTCTCCGTCGCGATGGTCGGGCTCGAACACCAAGGGCCGCGTCCGAAGGAAGGCGTCGTGTCCAGCTACCGCACCGGGCACGGCTACGGACTCTGGCGCGCACTCATCGTCGCCGCGCAACTGCCGCTCGCGATCGTGCAGCCGCAGGCGTGGCGGCGCGAGTTCGGACTGCTCAGAGCCGGGAAGCAGGCATCCGTGCGGGCAGTGATGGAGGGCTTTCCGGACTATCCGTCGTCGCTGAGTCGCCATGACGGTGCGGCAGAAGCGACGCTGATCGCCGCCTTCGTCGCGCGTCGGCGCGTCGTGCCCGATGCTCTGCCCGTGCCGCCGCCGCCCGCTCCAGAATCCCCGCAAGCGTAGTGTCCACCCACGGGCGGGGACCGTGCCCCGCCCGCCACTTGACCAGTGCCGGGATGAGGGCACGCGCGTTCGCGGCCTCGGCGCGGGCCAGGCGGACGAGGAGATAGGCGATCGCCTCGTCACCAACGCCGAAGTCCCGCCCGCTCTGGTAGCGTTTGGCGAGGCGCGGGCGACGGAGCAACGTGATCCGCGCGAACTGGGACGACGGCAACCACCAGTGCAGCCGGATCAGCGCGTCGTTCCCCGGGGTCCGGCCGCGCGTGTCGGTCGGGTTCCGAAAGCACGCCAGCACCACCCAGGCGTGGTTCGCCTCGTAGGCAATCACCCGGAGCGCGACGGCCCGGGGTCTGACCGGGCACCCATCCCCGATCTTCTCGACGCACGCCGGGCTACAGACGGGCACGCCCCAGAGATCGAACTGCGCGGATTTCCCGCACCCGTGGCGGGCACAGCGCAGCCCAAAGGGCTGATTGTATCGCCACGGTGCGCCGGGCAGACACCGCTTGCACCAGATGCGCCGACTCGGTCCGCGCGTGACCCGCATCACGCAGTGATGGACGCGGCACCAGAGACGCGGATCGACCCCGGGCGGGCACTGCGGTTCCACGTAGCCGTGCGCCTCGGCGGACGGGTGGATGGGGGCGGGCACCAGAGCACGGGCGGGCACCGCAGACCGGGGACCCGGCGGGCGTCCGCGCCGCCGTCGCGGTCCTTCGAGGTGGGACCAGTCCGGCGCGGGTGGGGTGCCCGCCGCCTCGTCACGCAGGACGCTTACGATGAACTGCGGCGGGCCGGCGGGCTTCCCGGGGTCCGACATGCGCGGGTGACGTCTGGACCCTTAGCATACCCGCGCCGGGGTCGCGAGGGGCAAAACGACCCTCGGCGGGCACCAGACACCCCCGGCGGACGCATTACAGCCCCGTACAGCCCCGCGCCGGCACCGGGGAAGGGAATCGCCTTCACCAGAACACGGGCGTTTCTCAGGCTCGGTAACGCCTATATGCGCGCACGCGGACAGATAGGCGTTACACCGCTGCGCGCTGTCGGCATAGCCGTTGCTAGAGCGCCTTCGTTTTCGGGTTCGCTTTGAGGGGTCGCAGCCGGACGAACATGTCGGGACCCGGGCCGGACCCGTGCCACTGGGACCCGTCCGCCATGGTGACGCGGACGTACAGGCGGGCACCGCCGAAACCCACGCGGCGGGCACGGGTCGCCGTCACGTCGCCGAGGTATGCGCCCGCCAAGCTCACGATGGTTCGTGCGTCGGCGGACAGGTATGCCCGCAGGGGTTCCACTAGTCGCCTCATGCGTGCCCCCGGATCGCACCCGGGGGCACAGTGAGACGGCTAGCTACTCGCCGTCCGTCTCGTCCTCGTCCTCGATACCGAGATCGTCCGCGTTGACATCGAGTCCGAGTGCTTCCAACTGCTCGAAAACGTCCCGCTCGAACGCGCAAAACGCCAGCGCGGACCAGTTGACCGCGCCGTCCGCGCACACGCCGTCCGTCCCGAAGTCGTCCACGTAAGCGGACTCGTTGTCCGAAAAGAGTAGCGTCTCGATCGCGAGTCCCGTGTAGATGACGCGCGAGTGTCCGTCGCACGTCTCGTGGACGTGTTCGAGTAGCCATTCGCGGAGATGCGGCTCGTCCTCGGCCCGCGCCGTTTTCGCCTGCTCGTAGAGATCGGTCGCGCATCCCCGGACGTCGTCGTAGTAGTCCACCCGGAGGACGTTCAACGCCCCCTGTCGTTCGCTGTCGGTTGCCATTGTCGATTCGCTCCCTATCGGTTCAGGCGGGCACCATGCCCGCGTGCATCGCCGGATCGCCGTCCGGCGTAGTCGCCTCATGCGTCCGCCCGCGCGGGCCGGGCGGACAGTGAAACGGCTAGGAGTCCTCCGGTTCGTCGCCGTTTGCCAGGTAGACGACGCAATCGACGCACGCGTCGTCGAAATGGACGATCCGTCCGTCTAGGATCGCGTGCCAGTGGTAGCGGTCGCCTCCGAGATGCGACCCGCAGATACCGCACGCGTGCCAGCTAAACGACCCTTCGTCGCACGCCGTGCCCGCCTCGTGTGCCGCGTCGTACTCGGCGACGCTAGCGTAGCCGTGCGCGTCCGCGCAGTCCGCGCACCCCGGACACAGTCCCGTGGATACCGCGTCGAGTCCGGTCAGACCGGACT